ATGCAAAAAAACACAATACAAATTTGGGCCAGGTATAAAAAACAAATCGCTCATGAATTAAATACGAGTTTGACCACCGTTCAAATGAGCCTTGATTATTACAACAATTCCGATTTAGCCATTAAAATACGCCAACGCGCCAAACAACTACTTCTTGAAGAAGTTGAAAAGATTGATAAAAATAATTTTGACACCTAACTATGAAACTTCTCACGGTAATTAAACATAGTCCAACATCCCGCCACGGCTTAGCGTGGTTTCGACACCACGGCGGGAACAAAAAAAATAACAGATGCCACAATATTTAGGAACCACATTGGTAGTTACAAAAAATGAGTTGATACCAGCCTTTTGGTGTAATTACCTCTCTTTACATAGACGTTTATTAATAGACGAAAAAAGAGGCTGCGGTTTAAAGCGTGCACAAAGAGGCGGTGGCTTAGACACTAATTTGCTTATCAATTTTGATACACTCCCTAAACGCATCCAACAGCAACTTGGTGATCCTCGCAAAACCAAACACCCCTTAGAATCTTTTTATAAAATTGACAAAGAAGCCGTAAACTATTATAACGATTACCAATACCCTGACGGCTCCTATCTTTTGCCCGAAACAATTGAGCAACTCATCATTAATGCCAGTGTATTAAAAGCAGTTATAAGGCTTGAAGCTGAACGTGAAAGCGAACGCCTATCAAAAGGTGGGTCATTGCGAGGCATCGGCAATACCCTCTATACCGATGCTCACAGCTTTAATGCTGTGCTTTTAAAACGACACAATATTGAGCACAATTTAAACAGCCATTTACGACGCTTTAAACAGCAATTAAATGCCTTTAAAATTGACAGTTATTACACGCTGATTAAAGATCCCGAAGGCAAATCAAAACAAAATGCACTCAAACGTGATGAACGTGTTAATAAATTGCTAAATGATTTGTTTGCCGGACGCAACCATAAACCAAATGCTACCGAAGTCGCGCGAGAATATATTGCCTTTTTAAACGGTTATATCGAAGTGATTAATAACGGTACCGGAGAGGTTTACAACCCTAAAGATTTCAAACCATTAAGCAATCGCACCATCACAAACTTTTTATCGCTATGGCAAAATGAAATTGGCAACGAAGCCAAACGAAGTGGTGACCGCCAAAAGCTGATGCAAAAATTTGTACCATATCACTCTTTAGAACAACCTCATTTTGCTGGCTCTATGATAAGTATAGACGATAGACAACCGCCTTTTTGGTATGATAAAAACAGTAGAATCTGGTGGTATTTAGGTATTGATTTAGCAAGTGAATGTATTACAGCTTGGGCTTATGGCAAAACTAAAGAAGAATTGATTTTAAACTTCTACAAACAACTCGTTATAAATTACCATTACTGGGATGTACCGCTACCCGATGCCCTTGAGTGTGAACTTTCATTAAATAGCTCTTTTAAAGAGACCTTTTTAAAAGAAGGGGCTATGTTTCAGAATGTACAGATACATCCAAACAGCGCCCGATCAAAACGTATAGAACGCTATTACCGAACCTTAAGATACGAGCTCGAAAAGGAGCAAGAAGGATGGATTGCGCGTCCTTTTGCTTTGAGTGAAGCCAACCAAGCCGGACCAGAACCGACAAAGATTATACCTTATAAAGATTTAGTAGCGCTCGGATTCAGTAATATTCAAACCTGGAATAACATGCCTAATAAGCAAGACCCTAGCATCAGCCGATTTGATTATTTTAAAAACCGTCAACATCCCGATTTAAAACCTACCAATTACAAGTCATTCATAAAATATTTAGGTCGCAAAACACGCACCAGTTGTCATGCCGGTATTATGAAATTACAAGAATCAGAATGGCTTTTAGGCGATAAGTCAGAAATATATACCGGAGAGAACCTGATCAGATTATTAAAATCAGTTGAAGATAGAACTATTGATATATACTGGTTAGACGATAAAAAAGGTAACATCTATAAAGCTTTGATTTATGATGTTGAAGACGGACGCTATTTATGCGAAGCCTTGCCTAAACCAATCGGCGCTAAAGCCCCTATTGAAGCAAAGGACTACCACAAAGATGCAACCGAAATCATGTCTAGATATCAAGCCACAGTTACAAGCTATATGCAACTTCAAAAAAATGCCATTGATAAGGTTACAGTCATAAACAACCATAAAAAAACAATTTCAAATAGCTTTAGCATACCTGGCTTTGAAACTTATGTACCACAGGTTGATGATGACACATTGCCAACGATACCAATTGATGTTTATGAAGATGAAGAAGATGCTTTTGAATATACCAATAATTTTAACCGTAACCCCATAAATAGCTTATAAAATGAGTGACTTAACCCTAGATTACAAAGAACGTATCGTTGAAGCAATAAAAGAAAATAGCTTTAAGTTTAAAAGCAACAAAGCCCAATCAGTATCCATAGGCATCAATCCGGCGCAGTTCAGTCGCATCCTTAACGGCGATTTTGAAAGTGTGGTATCGGATGACAAATGGAATGAAATTGCCTCTAAATACAACGTGCCAGTAAACGCTCAAGTCTTTATTTGGCAAACGGCTTATACGGCTGTTTATGACTTTATTTACAGTCAGCTGGAGGCCTGTCAAAAAATGAGTATTTCGGGTATCTTTTGTGATATCGCCGATATTGGTAAAAGTTACACAGCCAAAGATTATGTGAGTAAACATCGCAATGCTATACGTATAGATTGCTCATTAAATAAATCACGCAGCGAATTGTTACGCGCCATGGCTAAGGAGTTTGGTTTAGACCATCAAATACCAATTAGAAATGTGCGCGAAGATTTGATACAGTACATGCGTGCGATGACAAAACCGCTTATCATTTTAGATGAGTATGGCGACCTATCGTATCCCGCTTTTTTAGAAATAAAAGCCCTTTGGAACGCCACCGAATACCGTTGCGGATGGTATGCTATGGGTGCCGATGGCTTGCAGGTAAAACTAGACCGTCAGCGCGATTTAAAGAAAGTGGGATTTAGTGAAAACTTTAGCCGATTTGGCAATAGATACCAACGCATCACACCAGTTAATGAAGAAGAGCGCAAACAGTTTTTATTGCACGAAATATCAAAAATACTAAAAGCCAATAATTCTAAATATACGCCTTTACAAATGTATGCCAAGTCGCTAGGCAGTTTGCGAAGTGTGTACCACAAAATCATCATCGAAAAAACAAGTGATTTAAGTGCTAATTAGAATTATAAATGAGGGCTTTAACGGTACAAAATCTATATAGTAAAAAATATGAGACTTATCCATTTGACGGCATTTTTGAAGAAATATTTGGGCAACCAAGTACTTATGGTATATGGCTCATTTACGGCAAAGATAAGAACGGTAAAACTTGGGGAACCCTACTCTTGGCAGATTACCTCAGTATGTTCTCAAAAGTATGGTATATCAGTGCTGAAGAAGGCGTTGATATGGAATTTCAAGCAGCCGCTAAACGCGCTAAAATTGATGCCTCAAATAAAAATATTCAATTTACTGAGTATGTAAGTATCGATGGCATTAAAAAGCGATTAATGGCACGTAGAGCCCCTAAAATAGTAATTATAGATAATTTAAGTATGTATAAAGGAGAATTGACATCCGAAGGCTTAAAACAACTCAAACTTGAGCATCCTAAAACACATTTTGTTTTAGTAGCTCACGAAGATCGCAATGAGCCTTATACTGCCGCCGCTGTAATGGCAAAAAAACTAGCTAAAATAATCGTCAGGATACAAGGCTTGTTAATGATTGTTGGTGGTCGATGTCCGGGTGGCAACATGATGATTGATGAACAAAAAGCGCAATTGTATCACGGTAAAATAGTCTAATATGGATATTATTAAAGTATTACAAGTAACAGAGGAACAATACTACTGTATGATGGTAGAGTCGTATTTGAGTTGGGCCGAAAACTTTAGTAGTGATGCTAGATGCTATCAAAGTTTAGCTGCTAATTCTAAAATATCAAGTTGGTATAATTTTGAATATGCCAAACTTGAAAAGTTATTTTTCGATACTTTTTTTATTGAGACAGATTTAAGTGTACAATCTATACGCTTATACTATGCAGACATAACCAATCGGATGTTTTTTATCTATCCTGGCGCATTATTTAATAATCAAAATAACAAACAAATAGAACCCAATTTTAACCTTAATTAACTGTGACAAAAGAGCAACTAGAAACCCGAATAGAATTACTTACTGATATACATCATTACACGCATTTACATCATCGAAAATTAAGTGACGGAGAGCGAATATGTTTAACACAAGAGCGCGTGGCATTGATGCATTGTTTAGAAACAGGTAAACCACCAAAATACGTATTGCCTGCAAAATTGGAAGAAAAAGTACAAAAAATAAAACAACACCTTATAGATGATGGTTGGATAAAACCACCATTTACGCCAATTTATTAACTTAAAATTATATTTATTATGGAAAATTTACAAGAAAAAAAAGACTTAAGTCTCTTATCAGATGAAGAATTAGTAGCTGAGATGGCTCGTAGAAGAGAAGCCTCAAAAAATCAAGAACGAATGTTAAAATTATCATTCGAAAAAGATAAAAATGATTTTTTACAAGCGAGCTGCTTAAAATTTATACAACTCTCAAACGAGTTGCGTGAACTTAAATTATACACGATCACAGAGGCTAATAAACTATGGGATAGGATGTATGAAAATCAAGGTAAAACCCCAAAAGAAGTCAATACATTCACGCTAAAGTCAACCAACTTTAAAATAACGGTTGATCGTCAAGAACGCTTTGAGTTTACAGAAGATACAATTGTGCATATACAAAGCATCAAAGAGATGTTCGCATCAAAGTTTGCCGAGCGCAATAAAGGATTTTATAAATTTTTAGAGAGCATTTTAATGCGCAATACGAAAGGCGAATTCGATCCAAAGCTTTTAGCTAAAGGTCGTCAACAGGTCAATGAACTTGGCGATGTTGCGTTAATTTCAGAGTTCGAAAAGTTAGAAAACTGTCAACGTGTAGTTGGAAGTTCATTGTATTGTCGAGCTTACAAACTTGATGATCAAGGTAAATGGAATGACATAAATGTTCAATTTTCAAGCCTTTAAAATGAGCGTAAAAATAAAAAAAATTAGCGATGATGAAATCAGCGCAAACGGCAAATTAGTATATAAAAATGCTGAAGGTCTTTGGATTTCTAAAAATTTAAATTGTGTTGAAACAGAGGTTGTTCGTAATTATCTAGCAGCTTTTGAAAGTAAAACTAGTGTTTTAAAAATAAAATCATGACAATCTTAAAATCACAAATACAACGTATTCACGCCCTGTTACCTGCAGTCATCAAGAATGACAAAGAGCAAAAGGCACAATTGATGCAACAATATACGGGCGACTGGTCTAAAACCAGTACTAAAGACCTGACTATTGAACAAGCCAACCAAATCATTGTCCGTTTTGGCGGTCAACCCATACAATACGAAAACTGGGCTTTGTTTGACGCTACAAATGGCGCACACCGCAATATTTTGAGCCTATGTATGCAATTACGCTGGCAAGTATATAACGCAGACAAACAAGCTTATTATGCCGATTTGTATCGCTTAAGCGAATGGCTTAAAAGCAAGAAGTCACCAGTTAAAAAACCACTCAAGCAAATGGTAAAATTAGAGCTGAGCAAAATCATTTATGCCCTCGAAAAGATGTGTTTATGATATTAGATGAAGATACCGGACTGTACTATGAAAATAAACAATTAAAAGACCCTAAACACAACATGACAACAAAAGATAAGATTGTAAACGGATTATTAAAATTAATGGCTTATGGATGTGGCTTGATACTGCTTTATTTGATTCTAGCATTGATGAATAAAATATTTTTACGATGAATTCACATGTTTTTAAAATTAAGATAAACGCCGATGTAAAAGGCTTTATGTGGTATGCCTCAAAGGGTGGTGAAATTTTTGAAGCCAAAAATTGGCTTAAAGAATGTTTCATACTCACTGATGACCGCCACCTAGTGTGGAAAACTGATTGCGAAATTGTAGAATAAAACTGATGAGACAACTTAATTTTTTTACACAGCATCAATGTGCACACTGTTTAAGAGATTTAGAGCCAAGCCCAAGAAATCCGAATAGATGTAGTGGTTTTTATGACCAAGATACCAAACAATATGTATGCAATACTTGTAGGCAATTGCACTATAATAAAAAAAATCAAACAAAATTTTCAGGTATGTACAGCGAAGTACCAGTACCGACTTTAAATTATAATTTTTAAAAATGCCTAAACTTCAAAAAGTATATACGCTAGATATCACACCACAGCAGTTTATTGATAATTGCTCTGATGTAGAACTGATGGAGCTTGATTTGTTGCTTGGTAAATGCCAAAGCTTATTAACAGCCGGTGACGATGAACTTAAAGACTTAGAAAATCGGTTTCCTAAATTATTAACGCTCTTAGAAACTGAGCATGACTTAATACTACTGGGTACTGATATTAATGACATAGAACACGCTATCATTTCAGATTTAAAATCAAGATGAAAATACATAGGGACTACCTTAAAGGAACTCAAATAAACGGACAGTTTAACTGTAAGCCCGAATGGTTTGAATTAATAACATGGAAAGGTAAAGCAATGCTACTAAGGATTTGGAAAATACACATAATTATTGTTTGTAATAAGTAACAATATCTTGATGAAAATAGACTTCATAATTAACGTTGACCAATTGTGTGTTATTAATGCCTCTTGGATATTTATTACCCGCATTACTGAGCCAACCCGCGAAGCTAAGGTTGTGGTCTCGGTTCTTAAAGAGGTAGCCGTAAAATTTCAAAGAAAAGCCATTGCTAAAGCTGATGCAAAAAAGCCTTTTAAAATAGCCCTAGACTATTATGAGGCGCATTATTTAGAACGCTTTTTATTACAGGTGCGCCTACTAGATAGCTACAACAATAATGTACTACGTCATATTATATTTCAACTCAACCAAAAATTATGCTAAAGGAAACAAGCTATTTAGTAACGCATAAACAAACCGGTAAAACGATGCTATTTACTTACGATTTAAATGGCTTTTTAACGGCGTTTAAACTCGATTTTAATATGACCGCCTCAACGGTAGAATTCTACCGCCAAAACTTTCCGTTTACATTAGGGGACTTGGCATATTTTAAACAGAACGCTCAGTTTAGAGTGGATATACTACAACAAGATTTAAGCTTTGATAATTTTTGGAAAACCTATAACAATAAAGTGGGTAATAAACCTCGTGCCGAAAAGTTATGGAATGCATTAACCGATAATGACAAGGCAAAAGCCTTAAATTATATCAGGCAATATGATAACCATTTAATACTTAACCAAGGACTGACCAAGCTTTATCCGGAGACATATCTTAACCAAAAAAGATTTAATAATGGGTAAGCATTGCATTTAACTACCTGATAAAGCCACGTTTTAATGTGGCTTATGAGCTGTTAAATGTAGTGTGGGTAATTACCTAAAAACAATAACCTATGACAAACTAAAAACTAGCCGACAAAATGATTAAAGAGATACAAGCCTATGGAGCAATATAAAGAATTAAAAAAAACGCCGCGCCCAAAACGGAACCTCTCAGAACAAATAGAAATAATGGCAGATGAAATTGTTGAACAGACAAACAATAAAATTAATAACCTAAATAATAAATAATTATGGAAATCACTTTAAGAACATTATGGATTTGGTGCTTTTTAATGCCACTTGCCGTACTCTGTATTATACAATACAGAAAAGAAATTAAGAAAGCTTATATCTTGTTAAAAAAGGTACTTAAGAGAGACTTTAAGACCCTTAAGGATACAGCTGTAGAATATCTTGATGATGAAGAGAATTAGGGGTGTTTGTGGTACAACTTACACAAACAACATTTGTTTTAGAAAATGCCTTATAGCCAGTTACCAAATATCTGATAGTTGTACCTTTTAAGCCTACTGTATCGCCCGGTTTATATTTTCTTTTTTGTACAAAAAACCAATTGTATAAGTATAGCAAGTAAAAAGGCACTAAAAAAATAAGTAATAAGGCCCAAATTGGCAAGGTTACTTTAATACTAAAAAATGGTATAATGGCAACTAAAGCACCTAATATTATCGTTAAAAGCTTTAAATGTTTAGAAACCCAGTTAAAAAAATTTACAACACGTTTTTTCATAATACTAAATTTTTAACCAAAGATAGTAATTAAAAAATATTTTTTGTATGTTTGTCGTGTCAATCCATTTTAGGAGAAATTCTAAAACAATTTTTCACGATAAGAGTTCGCGCAAGGTGCTCAGTTCCGAAAGGGCTGTAATTCCATCCTAAAAATGGATTGACACACCTGACGGCGAACTCGCATACATTAAAATGTCAAATAAATGAATGCAAAAAACAACAGCCAAGCTCAGGCTTTAAATGAGCAATCCGAAGTGATGACTTTCAACTTCTCTGAAAGTAAACAACCAATTCGCAACCTAATTGTAGAGAACAAACCTTGGTTTATAGCTAAAGATGTTTGTGATGCTTTAGGTATTAAAAACAATCGTCAAGCAATTAGAGATTTAGACGATGATGAAAAGCTAACGTATAAACTATATACGTCAGGTCAAAATAGAAATACTTCTATTATTACAGAAAGTGGTTTGTATGCTCTAATTTTACGAAGCAAAAAGCCTTATGCTAAAACTTTTAGAAAATGGATTACGAGCGAAGTAATCCCCACCATTCTAAAAAAAGGATTCTACTTAATCAATTCCTCAAAAAACAAAAGCAATTTTATTGATGCCCGTGATGTGCCTTACAGTACACAAGAGATTAACAGTTTTAATGTGCGCAGTATCACCTTAAAAGGCACTACTTGGGTAAGTGTTAATGATTGCAATCAAGCCATACATAGCAGTACAGGCAGTTTTCAAGTAGCTAAAAAGCTAAATGCCCGCCAACAATTGGCTATAAAAATATGGTTGTTTGGCAATACACACCCGGCTTGGTTTACCAATGAGCTTGGTGTACAGCTTATTTTAAGTGGTTCACGTAAATTACGAATGTTTAACCAATTAAATTTAGCATTATGAACGCGCAAACCAATAGAAATATCAATATTTTTTTTGAAAAAGAGATAGCGCCTAAAGATTTTGCCAAGTCAATGCGCAAGCTTATGCACGCTACCATTACGTTACACTTGCAAAATGAAGAAGGTGTTTTTAAAGAATGGATAGAAGACGGTTACTTTAATTTAACCCAGTTTTTAGAAAAGATAGACCCTCAACTAGAAGATTAATTTAAAAAACCGCCTTAATTGGCGGTTTTTTTGTAGTTTTATTTCAAATTTAAAGTTATGAAAGTAAAGTTCTTGTCATAATTATTATTTTGTTTATACAAAACTCTTTTTCTCAAAAAATATCGCCATTTCTTGGGTATTAAAATTCCCTATTGCGTAATAAATACTTAAGCATTATTTTTGTTTAAAATCAAGATAATGGCTGCCAGTACAGACGAAGTAAAACGCAAATACCAAGACATTCGCCAAGAATACCAAGAAAAGTGGCTAAAAAAAACCTATAAAGGCGTTCCCATCCACTCCGATATTTATATTTTTACCATATTGGCTGAGCAGTTTTATTTATCTCCAAAAACCATCGAAAACATTCTTTTTTATCGTACCAATACCAATTAAGGTATTTGATAAAGTGGCGTTGCAGGTATAGCTGGCGCACTACCTTCAATATAATTTATAGCACCTGGGCTTGCCTCATTATAATTTACGGCCGCCGTTGCATCAATTACATTACACACAAAACTTTGCAGATAAACGTTACCTGCAGAACCTGTGTCAACCGAACTAAAGCCAATGCGCCGCATTTCGGCATAATTAGCCCCGCTGGTGCCGTGTAATGCTTTATAGATATCTGTAATGGTACTTAAGTAATTTAAAGCGTCAGCTTCGTTATAGGCGCTTTGATAGGTATCTAAAAAGGTTTCATAAAAATAATACACATCAACTTGTAAGTTTAGTTTTTGTGTTTTTTCGCCCATATCTTCACTATCCAAAATCCTGAAGGCTAAAAAAACGGCGGGCGTAGGGAACGGATGTTCCTCAACCAAAAAACCTACTTGGTTATGCCATAAATCCGCCCAGTTGATAGCCGGAATATTATCGGTTAATTTTTTTGCCAGTTCTTGATACAGTTTGTCCCAACCTTGTAATTCCATAGTTATATTGTTTTAAAGTTTAAATTCTTTTGTTCTTTGATAATGCGCGCAATGGCAAGTGCATCAATTTTTTTATCAAGCGTAAAACTTTCGCCTATAAATTGCCGTTGTGGTATGTGAATGGATAATTGCTCTTTTTTGGTAAGTGCCATCCATTTGTATTTTATATTGCCTGTTTTTTTAAACATAAACCAGAAAAATTTACGCATTTTAGGAGTTACACTAACTAAAATGGTACCGCCATTATTGTGTATTTCGGCATAAGGTAACCCTTCGCCTGCACTTACAACTACTTGGCGCATATCGGCACGTTCTACTTTTATGCTATTGCGCAATTGTAAACTTTGACTTAATAATTTTTGTGTTAATGTATCTTGGCGTTTGGGCCAGGCAATAAATGAAATATCGGTGAAACCCTCTTTAATAAAACTCTTTAAAAAAAATGCTCTAGCCTCTTTTCCAATGTCATCAGGCAAGCCAGCCAAAACTTTTTCGGCTATTTTTCTAAAATTGGGAGATTCAAATTTCTTTTCCATTTATAAGTTATAATTAAAATTAATTTTTATCTTTGCATGAGTAACCAATTAAGAACGGCGCCAAATTGTAGATTTGGTGGTATCGGCTTAATTGGTTATTTTTTTGCATCAATAGCCACCTTTTTGCTGTCAGAAATACTGTAAAAAATAAGTTTTCCACCCCAAGTTTCTCTTACAATTATATAGGATTCGTCATCGTTTATAATTGTTTTAAAAATGTGTGCACCAGAAAAAGCATCATTTTTTTTATATGTAGAAAATCCTAAATATTCGGCTTTTGTAATTACGGTATTTATAAAAGGTAAAATTTGATTCTTTATGGCATAATTTTTATGTGGCTGATTAAAAGCGTGTCTAATAGAAGTAGCATTGAATGTTATTTCATTACTAAGTTCACTATGCTTCGTAGTTTTATCAACTAATATTTTCACAGCCCTTGTTTGATTTAATTTAAAAAATAGCTTGTTGACGTTCTTTTCAACACCGGGTGTATCTTTTGCTAATTGAATAAAAGGATGTGGTTTACCGCCATTGGCAGTAGACTCTTTAAAAGTTTGTCCGGTTTCACCGACATTAGTTCTAAATTCAGGAGGGAAATCTTTATTATTTAGTATTGGCGTATCCTGTTCAGAGGTTGCAGCTTCATTTGTCTGAATGACGTAACATCTACAAGGTCCATAACCATTAGGTGGGTAATGTGTTTTCCACCAAGGATCATTAACAGGTTTTATGATATTGTTCAAAAGCACATGTGCTTCTCTTACTAAATTATCTTCTTGTGTCTTGTATTTTAAATTTTTGTATGTATCTTGATTTCTAACATATTCACTCCAGTTTTGAGCCATTAGTGCAGATTGTTTTGAAGTTTTCCACTCCCGTTTTAAATAATTTTCATTATAAGTCTTATTTAGTTCTAAGGCTTGTTTTTTAAATGCACTCCAATTCTGAATTTTACCGTCTTTAACTAATCTTGTATTTAAATCGGTAAGCATAGTATAATCTTTAGCACCAGAGAACCAATATAGGTTTTGTTGCATTTTTAAAGAAGTTAAACTTGGTGCTCCGGTACTTTTGGCTACTTTAAGCCAATTTTTATCACCGTCGATTGCAGCATTAGTCAGCTCGTCATAAGTTTTTTGAATATGTGCAGAATCTAAGTCACCGCGCTTTAGTTTGCCATCGTAAGTATCTTTTGCGATACGTTCCATTAATTTAATCCAGCTTTCAATATCAACGGCTACAACTTCATTATGTACACAACTAGTACATTTGCATCCATCATCATGATAAAGTGCATTAATTCTGCTAAATAACGAAGCTATGGCTATGGCGTTTGTTTCAGGCTTTTTTTTTTTAATGTGTCAATCGGAATTGTAGCATTGCTATTGTTGAATCCAATAATAGGCATACCGCTTTTATTTGCCAATATCTCATAATCCAATTCAAAACCTGCGCCTGCCAATGCCACGGCTTTGTCAATTAACGCACCTTTTTCCATTTCCTCGCTCTCATCCCAGTCAAATTTTAAATCAGCGAGTGGCGCATAAAAACTGCTCAAATTAACCAATCTTGGTATCAGCTCTTTATTAATGATGTATTGTGCGAAAAGTTTATCGCTTTCGTGACGGTCATTAGCCACACCTTGCAACACTTTTAAACTGCCATAAGTTCCGGAAGCGTCTTTATTATCACTAGTACCATCTTGGCCTAAAATACGCTTAGAAATTTCGGAGTTAATCCTTAAAATCATTTCGTCAAACACTTTATAGGCATCGGTATTGGGCGTGTTTGCTATTTCAATTTTTTCAGAACCCTGAATAACCGCAACATGGTTATTTACCATAGCTAACATCATTTCTAGCAACTCATTTTGACGTGTTAATGTCATATTATCAGTTGTTACGTATCGCGGTGGAATACCGAATTTTTCGATAAAGTCTAACCAACTACCCATTGCTAATTTTTTAGCCAGGATAAGTGGTGCAATGGTAGCCAACATTCCTAAATCGGTATTCTCGCCGATTTGCAAGTAATAATTTTCTAAAACAACAGAACGGTAATCCCAACCATCTGCATCACCCGGAAGTTTTAAAATAAGTCCCTTTTTAGTGTTGGTGTGTTCCATCGGAATCGCTAGGGTCTTAACCAATTCTAACATTTCGTCTACGTGGAAAATTTCTATCACTTTTACGCCTGTAAATTTTGACATTAAAATCTCTTTTAAAAAGCCTTCAAACCAAGGCCGCTCAAATAATGCTTTTACTTCGGGTACTTCATCTCCAGCTTGATTTACCAATACAAATTTTGAGCGTAATACTCGATATATACGGCTTTCAATAACCGAAACGGTATGACTATCTAACAATAAATTATTGTAGAGCTCAGCCAATAACAAAAAACTTTGGTTATCAAAATCAGTTGCCAATGCGATGGCACTTTTCCAATCTTTTAAAGTCTTAGCCTGAAACAAGGTTGAGGCGCGCTTAATCTCGCCACTAATAACTTTGCCTTTGTTTTCGCTACGGTTGGCAGCCTCAACTTTTATGCGACCGTCTGGCACAAAACCTAGAAGTCTATCGGTAACTTTATCTATAAAACTTTTGCTCATAATATTTAGATGTAATAATCAGTATTTTTGTTATTGCCGTACATTAATGACACGGTGGAATCGCCATTGGCATCTAACGGAATTGGCAAACCATCAGGCACTTCTTTACCGGCTTTTATTTGCTCAAGTAATTTCATTGCCCATTCCCATTCATTTACATAATCGGTAGGTACTTTACGCGATGCATTACGGCGGATGAAGTCGTACAATACTAATTTGACTAATATTTTAATAATCAAATAATGTCGGTCTGCACCGGTAGTATTAAAAATGGCGACCACATCAAATCTACCCTTAAGCTTAGCTTTGATAATTTCAATATTTTGAGCTTCTAAAGTCTCTAGTATTGCGGTTTGTGGTTCTGCGCTACGCTCAGTCAAAAACTGGTCGATTATATGTGCCTGTAGATCTGCTGCAATTAAAAATTTATATGCCATAATTAAAAACTTTGTGGTCGTTGATATCTGCCCGTTACGGGCTTTGTAGCCCCGCGCGAACTGTATATATATTTACTTAATTCGGTGATACATTGTTCATCGGAATCTGGAGAATCATCATTGGTTCTATAACCGGGTTCTAAGCCCAATAACTGAGAGATGCCCACCAAAGTATCGTTATGACTCTTCTTTTTAAGGTTGTAATAAATACGTCCATTTTGATAGTATGGATGCATTGTTAACATCCGATCAAACTTTTTAACCTTTGGTATATTAACTTTAATAATATTGAGTTTAATGCCGAATTCAGCTTCTACTTCAGCTATGGTTCTCTCGATCTCATCATTCCAAAATTGCGCTTCAAACCGCCAATGAATGATGACGGTTTCGGGTAGCGTTTTTTGAAATTGGCACATCCAAACAATAGGCGCGCGCATTTTACTGCGCTTAACAAAACTATCTATTAAAAAGAAGTCGGCGTTTTTTAAACCCCAAACTTTAACGGCGTTAAAATCGGAAGTAGCAGAACCTGCAAAAGCAACATCCCAATGACCTATGATAATTTTAAAGTGGTTTAATTTAGGTAATTCTGCCCATTGAATGTGTTCCTCTAAAAAGATACTTCCTTCAATATGTGGCTCATTATTGTACTCAGCCAAAGCAGCTAATCGGCCAATATCAGATTCAATATTTTTATAATACTCGCTATCATATTTTTGATACCATGTTGGCTCATAGGTTACAGGGTTGTAGGCCTTAATACCATGGATTTTCCACGTGGGGTGGCGCTCCTGTAAAAGTGTTTGAATCATTACCGGATAGGCTTTATTATTCGCCTGAATAAACCGCCGAATATCTCCGTCCATTGTAGGGATTAAATCGCCTTCAATCCACTTCACAATTTCCATTTGACGTTTAGGGTTTTTAATTGTGTCCTTAATTTCAATATCATCTGGCACAATGTGAGTTGGTCGTTTACTACCTACACGTAAGCCTCTTACACTTTGTCCTGTTCCCAAAGCCTGACCTATAAACCCACCTCTTGTAATAAAAAACCCATCTTCCCAAGAGCCTTGGTTTTGTTGCTCTCCAAAATCGCCAATTATTCTAGGATTTCCCTCAAACTCAGCTTTAATATCTTCCAATAATTGTTGTGCTCTTTTTTGGGAGTTTCCAATTAGAACTAAATATACTGGTTCTCCATTTATCCACAGCCAAAAAGGGATTATAATATCATTCCAAACAGATTTTGAAAGCGCGCGACCCCATTCACAAAAGCCTTTAAAGGTTGGATTCTTTTTAACCATATTGGCAAACTCAATTTGAAAGTTGGCGCTCTCTGAAGTAGCATAGTGTGGGAAGTAGTACTGAACCATAAAGCGCACATCTTTTTTGGCACGTTCAATACGCGCCAATTTATCGGCTTTGGTTTCATCGGGATTAATGACTCCTCCCGAACTACGGATGAGTTTAATTTTGTCCTGGTACCTTTGCAGCGCTATTTTATCCTGTTGTTTCAATGTTATTTTTTTGGTTTGGTAAAAAATTCGGAATGACCCTCAATAGGTTGGCGCGAAAAAGAATGCGTGACTTTATTTAGCTTAAAATTGTAGAACAGGTTGCTGATGTAACGAAATCGCCTACGCTTGGTAATTGGTTCAATTACAGTAAAAGGTTGCCCTACCTGATACACGGCACCTTTTCGCAAATAATAAATGCCTTTTTCTAAATTTTTTTGATATGCCGGTGCATCGTACCACCAAAGCTGAAACATCTTTTTTCTAAAGTCTAACCAAGCATTTAAACGCTGTTTAAACGGTATTTTTTTTCTGTTACTCATTATCCAATTTTTAAACTGATATCACTAAGGTGTTGCTCTTGAAAGTCAAGTAGCGACATATACAATGCAGGACTGTAAACTTGAACGGCTTTAAAGATGCTATCCATAACATCGAGGTAAACCGACAAAGAGATTTTATTTTCTTTGTCAATAGACAACAAAGCTTTATTGTATTTAGAGACTTCATCAGCTAAACGATTGGCTTTGTATTGCAATGCATCATGTTCCTCAAGGTTATCATTAGCTATTGCAGTTTCCATTTTTCGGATAAGTGTTAAGCGTTGTTCGGTTAAACGGCCGATGAGTTTTTTTAAACTCAAAATTTGAGTATTGGCACTGTTAAACCGTGCATCACGCTCTTCGTTCCACCCATATTTTTTAACCCATTGACTGATGGTCTTTTCTTGAACTTTAACCATCCGGGCAATTTCTTTTTGATTATTCCCTTGCAGTAGCAATTCTTTTGCCAGTCTGCGTTCGTTTTGTTTAGCCATAATATAATGGTACAAAATTGTAATAAATGGTTTCAATTTCTAAATTCTTGTACCATCATGGGACGTATGCTTACCATCATGGGGCGTATGCTTACCATCATGGGACGTATGCTTACCATCATGGGATTGAAATTTTCATTTATAGAAAGCATCATGCAATTTTGCCTTTTGAATATGAAAAAACCATCATTTACAATTATGGCCTATGCCGAAAATAAACGCACACCGCTTGAGATAACGGCTGTTGTTAAAGATAAAATTGCTTATCTCGGTATAAAAGGTTCTATCTATCGATGGAATACGGCCTCTAGTGTTGATATTGAAGCAGCTATTAAGGGTTTTAAAAAGGACGGCATAACCAAAGCCGAACTATATATTAACACACCAGGTGGCGATTGCTTTGAGGCTAACGAAATTGTAAACCTTGTTAAAGACAATTTTACTGATGTTACCGTAAAAGTTGGAGCCGTAGCCGCATCGGCTGGAACCTACTTTTTAACCCAATGGCACAGTACAGCCAAACGAAACAGCCAATTTATGATTCATAAACCAATGGGCAATCCATCGGGGAATGAAGATGAGATAGCTGCAGGTTTGAAATTAATCCAAAATATGACTCAGGATTACAAATCGGCTTATGCCTCTAAAATGGGTATTACTGAACAAGAAATTGAAAACCTTTGGATGAAAGGCGATTATTGGATGACTGCTCAAGAAGCCCTTAAAAAAGGACTGATTGATGCAATTGAACCTACCGATGAACCTATTAATGCCGAAAGTCGCTTGCAATTAGTTGCCTGTGGCGCACCAAATATCCCAAAAATTGAGAATAATCAAAACAAAAATAAAACTATGGAATTACCTGTATTAGCCGTTATGATTGGACTACCATCTGACGCAACTCAAGCTCAAGTCAACGCCAAGTTAGCTGAGCTTAAAACCAAAGCCACGCAGAGCGATGCTCTTGTACAAGCCGCCGCCGATAAGGCTAAAGTTGATGTGGCAGCAAAGAAAAAAACGGTTTTAGATGCTGCTGAAGTAGCTAAAAAAATTACCGCAAAACAACGCCCTCATTTAGAGGCTATGGAACTGGAAGCTTTAGAAGCATTTTTAAAAGATGCGCCATCAATTAAAGCTATCTCTGACATTTTTGAACCCGGTACCAAAGGCGAAACCGAAGGTCGTGATAAATGGACTTATGCCGATTATCAAGAAAAAGACTCCAAAGCATTTGAAGAATTAGATGCTGCTGTTCAAGTAGAATTAATTGATGCGCATTACAAAAAAAACTAATCAAAAATAGAAAAATAGAAATTATGAAAAAGCTCTTTAAAATTATTTTAGCACTCTTGTTTATCGGTATTACCGGATATGCATTTAGCACCAACAATCACGATTTAGCTACCAACAGCTTAGAAGTGTTGAATAATGGCGCGCCAAGTATGGCGTTTGCCGCCGTCGCCAAAAACGAGTTGGCTGAACGTGAATTGATATTACATTTTCGCCATGCAGGCACTTGGCTAGACCGTGTGCCCAGTAAAAACCAATGGGTAGGCAACGACGTCATTAAACTTAACGAAATTGGTGCAGATCCAACGGTATTAATTGATAATAATACATACCCTATTGCTGTAACTTCACGTACAGATACCAGTACCGCAATTTCTTTATTTAAGTATGATACTACCAATACCAAAATAACTGATGACGAACTAAACGCTTTACCTTATGATAAAGTTGGCAGTGTGCAAGAACAACATCGTTTGACTTTAGAGGAACGAACTCAAGAACACGCCTTACATAGTTTAGCACCAGTTGCCAATACAGCCGATACGCCAATTTTAGTAACGACTGGAGCTGCTTTAGGTGGTGTCGGCACAAGAAAACGTTTAACTAGCGCCGATTTGATTGCTTATAAATCGACTTTAGACTTGCTCAAAATTCCATTAAATGGTCGTGTATTGGTGCTTTGCCCTGAACACGTAGCCGATTTACTGTTAGAAGATAAGGCTCTAAATGTGCAATATCAAAACCATCTAACCGGAGCAATTGCAAAAAACTATTACAGTTTTGAAATCTATGAAGATATTTATAGCCCTGTTTATGACGGTACCACTTTGGCAAAAATTCCTTTTGGAAGTGCTACACCTGGTGTGAATGCTTCTATATTCTTCTTAGCACAACGAACTGCTAAAGCTAGAGGTACTGTGACAAGATATATGAAAACTGCCGATACCGATCCTCAAAATAGAGAGACCGTTGTTGGCTTTAGATTGTACTTTATTGCTATACCTACAAGCTTAAAAGGTCAAGGTGCTATCGTATCTGGTACTGCAGCATAAAAATTATAAAAAGGGGAGCACTGCTTAACACAAGCAGGCTCCACCCTTATGGGGAATAAGCTATATGAACACAAACCTAATTAACACCGCATTAAGCCAATACGGCATCAAAGAAATTGAGGGATCTCAGGATAATCCTGAAGTGCTAAAATATTTTGATGCGATGGGTCTTGATGGCAAACAACTAAAAGACGAAACTTCATGGTGCTCGGCTTTTGTTAACTGGGTAGCCATTCAAGCAGGTGTTGATAGAAGTAATAAGTTAACCGCAAGAAGCTGGCTAAATGTTGGCAATCATGTGGACGAACCCATAATAGGCGACGTCGTTATTTTTTGGCGCGAGTCTAAAGACAGTTGGAAAGGTCATGTTGCCTTTTTTATCAGAGCCACCGATAACTTTATATATGTATTGGGCGGCAATCAAAGTAACGAAGTGAAAATAGCAGCTTACCCAAAAGAAAGACTGCTTCAATATCGCAGATTATGAACAAAATTTTAAATTGGTTTACAGGCGAGTTAGTAGATGCTATTGGTAATGGTTTGGATAAACTATTTACTTCAAAAGAAGAAAAACTACAAGCGCGTAATGAGCTCGAAAAAATCATAAATGCCAAAAGCCTTGAGCTTTTGCAAATGGGTAAAGACATCATTATGGCTGAGGCAACCGGCAACTGGTTACAACGCTCTTGGCGACCAATTTTGATGTTATCATTTGGTTTTATTGTGATGTACTCAAAATTTATTGCTCCGGCTTTTCATTTACCAAATACAGTCTTAGAACCCGATTTTTGGGAATTATTAAGACTCGGTATC